CGAGACTTCACTACATCTGCTTAGCACCTCCAAAATCAAAGTCTACTCAAAGCTCCTCGACTCAATTATCACACATCCCAACAATGGCTCAATCCTCAACTTTTACTTATCGAAACCTCGAATCTAAACTCACTGCAAAAGATGAACTCGGACTCAATCTTATCTTAACTGGTAAATCCCGATTCAAACCGCGCGCTCTTCAACCTAACGAATATTCTATTGCTCGACACAAATACACACTTGACAAGGCATTCAACAAATACCTTTATCCAATGCAAATCGAACAAATCAAACAAACATATATTCGACACCCTCCTTCCGAAGAAGCAATCTACGCTGACTTTTTCAATGGCGACATTCCTTTTCACAAAGTACCAAAAGATGAACATTACTCATTCGCGTTAGAATTCTACAGAAATGCTTTCCGACCTCCTGAACTATGCCGACCCATTCACTTACTTGATATTCAACATCACTATCCTATCAAAAACCATCCCAATGCAGAAGCTCCCTTCTCCACTGAGAAACGTTTTCTCGATATGCTACCTCCTGGCAAATCTGCTTCTACTGGCAATTGCAAACCCATTATGTTTTCCTATATACGACAATGGCACCATGAAATCAAGAACAACACTCAACCTACTCATAATTATATCTTCTATATGCTTTTTACACAAAAACTGCACTTGTACGAGCTGATGACCCTCCTAAAATGAGAACCATATTTGGCGTTCCAAAAATTTGGATCTACGCACAGATTATGTTCTTCTGGGCCCTCTTCGCTCACTACAAACGCAATCGTGGCTCTTCTCCTCTTCTCTGGGGTTACGAGACCTTCACAGGTGGCTGGTTCCGTCTCAACAACGAACTATTCACTGGACACTTACGGTCTTCGTTCCTCATGATTGACTGGAAAAGATTTGACAAGTATGCACTCTTCGAAGTATGCGACGATATCACCGACATCACTCGTACTTTCTTAACCTTCGATCACGGCTACATGCCTACCAAAGACTACCCTGACACTGACACTCAATGGAACACATTGAAATCTCAACGTCTCGAACGTCTCTGGAACTGGTGCAAACTCGCTTTCCATGATACTCCAATCGTTCTCCCCGACGGTAGGAAGTTCAAACGCAAATATGCTGCTATTCCTTCTGGCCTATACACTACTCAGTTTACTGACTCTGGCTACAATACAGTTCAAATAATTACGATTCTCGACAGCCTCAACGTTCCTATTCCTGATCCCAACTCACACAACGTGAAGATCATGGGCGACGATTCCCTCATCAAGATTGGAATCTACGTCGCTCCCGACGAACACGACGCTTTCCTCACTAAAATGCAAGACAAAGCCAC